GTTTTTTTGATTGCTCAGTAGTTAAGATAATTTTGGACATTATTCTGTTTACATTATAAATATTCACTAAAAATAAAAAACCCCTGATTTTCAGGGGCTTTTTACTTATTTTATAGGGCTTATTAGATGTTATCAAATGAAGCTCCAGTATTCATGATATTGAATTCAACCACAATATATTCAAGTGCTCTTGTAGGCTTTAAGAATATCTTACCTGTAAGTTGATTTCTATCGATATCTTCAGGGTCGTTACTTAATTGAACTCTGAAGTCGGTTAAACCTCTTTCTGCTCTAATGTTATCCAAAATTGGATTAACAAGTGATAGGAATTGATTTCTAACCACGTTATCGTTTTGTTCAAACAACAATCTGATAGAAACAGCAGAAATTAGCTTTCTTGCTTGAAGAAGTAATCTTCTAACATTGATTTTGTTAAGAGCACTTTCTTTAATCTGAAGAGTATTATTACCCCAGATTTTAACCCCATCAGATGTGAAGCTTGTAATCGGGTTAATTCTATTTTCGTAAAGAGAATCTCTATCACTTTGTGTGAGTTTCTTTCTAGCTTTAATAGCATCAACATCACCCCTCTGAATACCAGCTACGGCAAACCATGGGAATGCAATGTTATCGGTTAACGCAATGTTTCTAACAACATCCCTTGTAGGTGGAACATAGATATAAACATTATTTTCAGCGTCAAGAATTTGAACCCATGGCCAGTATGTTGCTGTATAGCTACTATCATACATGCCATCAAGGCTATCAGTTACATCACCAATTGTAAGCACATCGCCAGCAGCATCTGTGTCAGGTGTTGTAACAATATAAAGCGAGTCAGCTCTATCTTGCTCAACCATTTCAATTGCGGCTTCAACCAAGTTTGTGTTATCAAACGTATCAATACCCGGAGTTGCAAATACATTAATATTAATTGCTTCTGGATTTTTGAATGTCCAAATACCTTCTAGGTAAGCATAGTAATCTGAGTTGATACCCAAATCACCGTTAGAAAGGGTTCTATTTTGGAAAGTACCACTAGTTAAACCAGCTTGACCCTTTGTACCGTTTATGATATATGAATCTAGATTGGTTCTTCTTGTTCTGTAAACATCCCAACCATCAAAACCACCATAAGGGGCAAAGGTAAACTTACGAGCATAAATTTTTTCATAAGGGCCACCAACCAAACCTGCGTCAGTTGTAAACTCCCAGTTACCAGTATCAAACAAGTAAATTGGGCTGTATGTTCCACCAGTTGTATTAATAACAACAGTAACATTGTCAATTGTTGCAGCACTAGCATTAACGTCCATGTGGAAGCCGTTTGTCATACCAGTCCAGATATCGTAATTTTCACCATTTGGAACTCCTTTATAATCGAAGAAGTCTGCATCAATACCAACGGTATCAGAAAGACCTAAGTAATACTTACGCTTATTTTCAAAAGTACCATAAGTTTGTTTGTATAACATGCTAGGACCGTCAACTGAGGTATTACCATTCATTGTGTAATCCCTTACAGGATAACCAACAAAACCGGCAGGGAAAGCGTCAGAAGTATCAGAACTGTCATCTAATTCAACTAAGATATAAGATGATTTAGACGCATAAGTTCCATCAAGAGTACCAATTTTTCTACCAACATAATTGTTAGAAGATGGGTCCATAGTACAACGTGTAAACGCTTCAAGAACGTTAGGTTGAGAATCTGTATCATAGAATCCTCTAACATAAAGGTCAAACTCTTTGGTATCTGGCTTAATGTTAGCAATAGAGATTTTAAACTGCTCATTTGCCGCATTACCATCTGAAATAGTCCAAAGTCTAAACAATCTTAGTACCTTGTTACCTCTTAATTCAGATACAACATATGGGGTAACAGCTGGTTGATATTCTTTAAGATAATCAAAAAAGCTTGTACCATAATTAACCATTGATAGGTTAATACCCCTGATTTTACCATCAGCGTTGTAAGAGTCAAACATGTTATCATAAAGCTCCTCAACAAATACTGCGGTTTTACCGTCTTGTGCAGTTCTACCCAACACTTTTGGTAAGTAATTTTTCTGTGTATTGTCAAAAGAACAAGTATATGTAAAATTACCTTGAGTATTTGACCTACCGCTAAGGACAAATGCGGCTAATGGGTCTATGGTTGCAGCTGTAACACTTGAGCTAAAAATAAGTCCAGTTGTAGCACTAACTTGAAATACTGGAAGCTGTGTTGTTTGATTAACAGTACCTCTAGAACGAATCAAAGCAACAAGCTTATCTTCGACATCGGTATAACCAGTACCTGAATAATATGTTGTTGTACCACTTGTTGTACCAGTTGCAAATCCTGATGCCGAAGTACCAGTTTGTGTTACACCAAGAGTTAAAGCAACACCACTAAATGTGGAACCATTCTTTACAAAAGCGGTTGAAAACGAAAATGAATCACCAACGTTTGCAGTTGCCAAAGCAGAGAAATCAATAGAACCTTCAAGATAAATTTGGTTAACCAAAGGTGTTGAAGTTGTAATCGATAACAATACACCAGAAGTTGTGGCAGAATATGTCAAAAGAGTTGCAACATTGGCATTTGCAATAGTTTGTCCACTAGTAGATGGGTCCAAAGCAGCGTCAAGTGTAATACCCCAAGATGGACCAGCGTCATAACCGGAAAGTCCCAAAACCCTAGTTACAAACAATTGGTTTGATTGTGAAAGATATGATTTAGCGATGTATGGTAATTCATACAATGGAGCACCATTTCCATCGGAACCATTCACCAATGTGTAATCCACCGAAGAATGATTGGAACTCACCGTAATTTCCAATAAAAATTGGTTGAAAAGCTGGTCCCTTAGTTGTCTCACCAACCAAACCAAGAGTTGTAACACCTACTTGACGTGTTACGAAGGTAAGGTCTTTTTCAGATGTATAGACACCGGGACTAACGAATACTTTGTCTGCCATATTGTTTCTTTTATTTTTTTAAATTATTTCTTGTTTATAATAAATATTCAAAAAAATGGGAAAATTGATATATGCAGATAAATATTTGAAAATTAGTTAATCAGGAAATTTAAAGAAAAATCACCGCTAATACTGAGAGAATCAAGGCCATAACCTTTACTATCATTGAACCCTTTTCAGGGTTTTTAGGAAAAAACCTTCTAATTAGCTTGTCTGTTTTTGCGGTTGTTCCAACAAAAAATGGTGGTTTATTTAATGCAATTTTATGTACGATTGCCGCAAAAATCACCCAGAAAGAAGACAGAACAAACGGGACGTACTCAATACCCCAAATATACCAAGCTGTTATTGCTAAATAAATAAAAATACACGCACCAATAAAATGCCAAGAATCTTCTATATTCTTGTTTTTTGGGTCATCTTCTGGGGTTTTATCATCAAGCAAAAGCTGTGCATTATAAAACCCCAAAAGAATTACCCCAATTAATATCCAAAAAATACCGAACATGATTATCTAACGATTGGCTTATCAAAAAGCTTTTCAATGTCCTTATTTTCATTATCAGTAACATACTTTACGGTATGGTCTTTAACACCCGTCATTTTCTCAAATTGAGCCTCTGGAACCGATACTGTATTATTTACCAATGCACCTGAATATGCACCATATTCAAACCCTAAATACCCCAATAAAAGCAAGAATAAAACATAGTTCGGAGTTGAACCTTTTAGGTTTAAGATATCTGTAGCGGAAACAAATATCCAAGCAATTGAAGCGACCAAGAAAATAATAGCAATTATTGCCATTGCTTTATGGTTACCAAACTCCTTTGTTTTTTCCAAAGCTAACGCTGGTGAAATATCAATTCTCCATTCAGCAGGAGCTGTTTCATATCCCGGTCTTTCAACAGCACTAATGTATGTTACGGGAAATTTGTGGTCTTTTTTAACAATAAATTGTTTTGCGCTAAAAAACACTCCTAAGAAAACCAAACTTAAGAATATTGCATTTTTAATTTGACTACTCATGTCTATTATTTTTTTGTTTGTTATTATTTTATAAATATCAAAATTAATCAATAAAATCTGTTAGGAAGCTTTTTTTTGTTAAATCTTCTAGATTTCTAGATGCCCTATATTCAGCCCTTTGTACTTCTTTTTCGGTAAATAAAAGACATCTTTCATTTTTTCCGTCTGCATCCTCAACCCATACTGATACATAACCAGCATTTTCGGTTTTTCTTTTTTCTGTGTTCCAGACTCTTATTAATCTACCCATTTTTACCTTTACTTGTTCAATTACGTTTGCCATTTTGTTTTATTTTTAAATTAATATTATTGATTTATTTAACCACCAGCATAACCAGTTGTAACACTAGTACCACTGCTACTACCAGCTAAGTTAATACTAAAATCGCCACCCGGAACCGATTGTATTGATACACCTTTAAGTGAGTTTGATTCATGAGCTGTGACCATATATGTTTTTGTGTTATCATAAACTGTAAAAGAAAACACACTATTACCTGTTACAACTGTTGAATCATACATTGTATGTGAAATTCCGTCATTTGCCAAGACAAACAAATCAACGTCAACGATACCCCCAGCACTACCAGATATTGTACCTGTTACTGCTGTATATATTGAATGATATGTTGTTATCCATTTATATCCATACATTGATGCTGTTGTAAACGTTGTTCTAAAAGCTCTTGTACTTGATAGATTCATTCTTGTTAAATCGGCATCTCTAGGATAACGCTTAAAGTCATCACCAGCAATAATGGTCCAAGGAACATAACTTATTTCACCATCAGATGAATAATAATCAATGTTCATATATTTCCATCCACCTAACGTACTTTCACCTGAAAGAATTCTAGCTTGAGCGTTTGCAACAACAGGCAACGCTGCCGTTCCCGGCATGAATAAATGGTGTTGCATACCAATTCCATTAATATAATAATTGGTTTCAGGAAATGTTACAGAATCATTTACCGTATTTTCAGTAAATAATGTTGTATTAAAATTTCTAATTGATGATGTGGTAGTATGGTTATGTGCGTCAACACCAAGACTTGACACACCAGATTTATAAAGAATTTTTAGTGTACCTGTAATCATTGTAGCTAAACCAGCACTCTTATAAAGGTCTGCATAAACAGTGTTTTCCCCTCTATTAAGAGCAAAGGCAACCCCACCAGTAGCTCCAGAATCAATCCTATGCTGAAAACCAAAAGCTCCAGCACATACGTTTGAAGTTTGTGCATAAGCTCTATAAGCACTTTGTATTCCAGCTTTAAATTGAACAGTAGCCGATGCTGTTGACGTATAGGTCATATCAAAAGCTGAATTATATAAAATAGGTGTTGGTTCTTGAACAATAAATGTTTTTGAATATCTATCAGCAACGGTTGTTGCAGATGGTGCTGGTGGTGAAAACGCTGCACCCATTTCTATGTAATTCCACGCTTCTGTTGTACCAGAAACCGCATAATCATATGTAATCCATTCACTAACGGTAAGATTTGCCCACCTTGTCGCCAATGAATTCCATAATTGAAAGTTATGTTGCGCTGCGGTATTTACACTACCACCAGAAAATGCGTCAACCAAATAAATTTGATAAGTATCAGAACCTAATCCCGAAATTCTTTGAGGTAATAATATACCAGTTCCACCATCAAACGCATAAATCATACCATGGTTTGTTGTGGTGTTGTTGTTGTTACAATTTCCTTTAAGTTCAATCCACCTATGTCTTATAACCGGATTTGTATGTCCGCTAAACCAACCACCAGCACCAGTTAAGTTTGGTATTACAGCAAAGGTCGTATTTGCCGTTGTTGTAAGTGTTGATGTACCAGAATCATAGGGGATACATATGGTTTGTGTTCTACCAGTTGCGGTATCGTCATATGTATATGTAACCTCTAAGATACCATAAACACCTCTAAACGCAGTACCCGTACCAGTTGAAATTCCGCCACCAAATTTTACAGTAACCGTTTTACCTGTTTCAGTTCCAAAACTACCATTAAAGTGAGTTGTAAAATCAATCGGTCCAAAGACACCACTCCAATTCTCACCTGTATTCGCAAATGTTGTAGTAACAGAATTAACAGTTTGAGCGGTAGCTGCTCCTGTAATTTGAGTTGTTGCAGTAAATCCTGTCATAGAACCGCCAGTAGCGGTTGAAGTATCTTGAGCCCCAACATATAGGTTTACAGACGTAAATGTAACTGGGTTTGTCGCACTATTTTCCATTATTGGAATAAGCGGTGTACCAAGCGTAACTGTTCCAGTAATTGAGTTTGTTGATGTTGCAATATCTGCACGGTTACCAAAGTTTGTTGGAATTCTTATCGTCTTCTTTCTAGTTGCCATATTATACTGAAATTAATAATTGTAAATTAATATACGTTGCTAAGTTATTTGAGTCAACATTCAACATAAAATAATCACCAGCATTTACTGCCGTTGTCCAACCTGTTGGTGTTAAACTGGAATTTAATCTTGCGGCTGTAATACTAGGTTTTGCTGAAGCTGTAATAGTATTTGCAATTGTTGGAACAGCCCCGTTTGCCTTCCAAACATCTACTGTTACGGTTGCCGCTGGATAACAGGTAATGTACCACCCAACAATTGTTCCCGAATAACCAATACCAACCAATGTTTGGTTAATGGTACCAGTATCACCAGCATTTGCTAAGTTTGTAACCAAAGATATTTGTCTATATTCTGGCGTTGCTTGAGATGATTGTGTAGTCCATGTAACCCCAGTACTTGTCGATGTTAATACTTGATTTGTTGAACCAGTATTATTTGAACTATCATATAAAAAACTATGTATTCTAGTACCAGCGGTTAATACACTAAATTGTGTTGTCCCACCTGTTGTACCAACACTAAATAATGTACTTGTAATATTATCGTTAATTGTTACAATATCGTTTAATGAACCCTTTACGGTTAAAATATTTGACCCTGTTCCTGAAAATTGACCAGTTGTTGCGCTTATCGCTCTTACATTTGTATTACCAGTAACACTCAAATTACCATTAACTGTCCATCCAGTAACAGTATTAACCAATACACTAAACGGCGAACCACTACTTTCTGTTATTGAAAATACGTTATTATTATATGT